TTTAAAGAAGAATGTGAAATGTACTACTGGTATGGACAAAAAACTTACGATTCAAACGGACATACTCACATGAAAGATGAGAATGGACAGCCTGTAATCGTTGGTCCTGGTCTTTTAGAGCAAATTGTTAATACTGACACTTACTCTGTAATGACTGAAGCTAAACTTAAGAACATCATTGGAGACTTATTCTACGGAATGACTGATGCAGCAACTAAACAAGTAACTTTATATACTGGTACTGGTGGTGCAAGAGAATTTGATGAAGCTCTTAAAAATCATTTTTCAGGATCTTCTGGATCTTGGAAAGTAGGTGGAGAAAACAGATTTATCACAGGTTCAGGACGTAACCTAGGATTAACTGGATACTTCACATCCTATGAGCATGTAGATGGGCACACAATCAACGTGGTAAAATTACCATTATTTGATCATGGTGCCGTAGCGCAAGCTCGTGCAAAACACCCTATTACAGGATACTCTCTAGAATCTTACAGAATGGTATTTGTTGATCAATCAAATTATGATGGTCAAAATAACCTTCAGATGATTTCTAAGAAAGGTCGTGAAGCAATGAGATGGTGTGTAGCTGGATCTGTAGTCCCTAGAGGATTTGATTCAACTTCCGCTAGAGCTTCTGATGTGGACGGGGCGTCTGTACATATGTTGAAAACTGCAGGTATCGCTCTTAAGAGATTTGATACTTCTTTAGACATCACTTGTACAGCATCTTAACATAGGCATTAATTTGCGTCTATATATTGGTTTTTGATTAAGGTTGTGGGGGAGCAATCCCCCATAGCTTTGATTAAATTATTATACGGAGAGTTATTCTTTACATCCACTTAATTAAAACTTTAAAAGAACTATTATTATGAGTAAAAAAGTAACACTTAGACAAAAGGAATTATTAAACCATTTGCCTAAAGCAGTAAGAGCTGAAGCTATATATAAACTAAGCAGCGTTTATGTAAATAGACAACCCCTAAAAGGATTTACCCCTGAAGAAGAAAAAAAGTATATGCAAGGAATTTTAGATGTTAGCCCAGAGCACAATGATTGGCCTAAACATTCTAAACAATTTTGGGCAGAACTTACAATACCAGTTGGATTTACTGGGGTAGAACTAGAAATAGGTATGGATGACAATGACACTCCTCTTAGTATAATGGATTATATTAAATATAGGTTTGCATTAAAACATCCGCATGTAGCTATGACTAAAAAAGAAATGGAAGCAGATTTTGATAAAAGATTTTATATTCAAGACCTTACACGAGATGATAAAGTTAAGAATAATGAAATACAAATGAAAAAAGATGCAGATAAAGAATTTATTAAAATGTCTTCTAATGAAAAATCTATGAAGAGAGTATTAAGATTAATTTCTAATACTAATCCTGATAGAATGACAGTAGAACAAATTGAAAATTCTTTGTATGAACTTAAAAATGCTAATCCAAAGAAATTTGTTAGAATTGCTACAGATAAGAATTTAGAATTAAAAGCTGAAATTGAAGAAATGGTTACAGCTGGAGTTTTAAGAAAAATAGGAAATCAGATTATTTTTATTGATGAAACATTAGGAGATACAACACAAGATACAGTTGTATTCTTAAAAGATAAAAAGAACTCTGGTAAATTAACATTATTAAGAGCTAAACTAAAAGAATTATCATTAGTATAATATGAATGTACAAGAAATGCATTTAGCAATACAGCAAGGAGTGGATAAAATAAATTCACTCCAAGCTGATTTGCTTTTACCTCAAGAAATAGATATAGAATTAAATAAGTCTCAAATGAGATTTATTAATACAAAGTACGGTAAAAATAATAAGTATAGGAAAGGATTTGAAGAATCACAAAAACGTATTGATGATTTACGATCATTAGTAAGAGAGTATGAAGCTTCTGTAAATTTTAAAGAACAATTAGGAGTTAAGTTTTCTATTGATTCTTTTATTTTACCTCCTGACTATTTATATTTAGTTAACACTTTAGCTAGAGTTCATAGAAACGATAGCTGTAGTCAAATAGATTATTTTTTAAATGAGCCTACACCTGTATTATTTTTTACTATTTCTTTAGATTCATTTGTTTGTAATAACAATTCTTCAATTGCAGATTCAATTGTAATGTATGAAGACGCTAGTGATTTAACACAAGGACAAGCTATAGTTTGGCAAAACAATAATAGCTACACATTTCCACAAGATATAAATGGTGTTAAAGGAAATATCTTAGATAACCCAGGAACAGGCTTTTCAATATACTGGGAACAGTTTGGAGAATTGAACTATCAAGGACAATTTATTGTAGTTCCAGATCCAAATGTATTTTCTTGGTTAGAGTGGGATGCATCAGTAGGTACAGTAACAACTTTAGTTAATGTAGCTTCTGGAGGATCACATCTACAAAGCCAAACTCCTTTATATTCAGCAGCAAATTTAAAAGAAAAAAGAGTATTAAATTCAGATCCTGTAGAAGTTACAGTTAGTAGCACTTTTGCACAGCAAGATGATATTTTTACATTGCTAACAGATCCTTTTAATACAACCAAACACACAGACCCATTATACACAGTACGTGGTAATGCTATAGATATGTACACGAGTGATATATTTATAATAGACGCTTTGAAAATAACATACATAAGAAAACCCTCTAAGATTTCGTTATCTTTGGGGATTAGTTGTGAATTACCCGAACACTGTCATCAAGAGATAGTGGACATGACAGTGAGTAGTATACTTGAAGGGATCTCAGATCCAAGGTATCAAACTCATCAAATAGAGGTAAATAAAAATGAATAATTATTAATTTAAAAATATAAAAAAATGGCAAGACATTTAATCGTAGGAGATGGTACAGCATTTGGCGTAACCAATGGGTTAGTTGATGATGGTGCAGTTTCCGTACAAAAAATGAGCGAATCAGGACCAACAGAATTAGTACTTGGGGATACATTTGTAACAGCTCCTCAAATTAGAATTTTATCTGGTGGATCTGATGGAAAAAATATTGCAACTCCTTGGTTTTACGGAAGAGATGTAGTAGATTATAGCGGAAAAGTAGGAGCTGCTCAAACAGCACAAGTAAAAAGAGCTACATTAGCTACTAATGCAGTTGCAGCTGGACAACACACTTTAAAAGTTATGAATAAAACAAATGGTAACTCACCATTTCAAAGTAAATCATATACTATTACTGTAGATCCTAATGCTACAAATACTCCAACGGAGCAATGTACAGCTTTTACTACAGCTATTAATGCTGATTTACCTCATTGGGTAAATAGTATTACTAACAATGGTACAAGTATTGATTTTACAGGATTTAAAAAAGGTGAAACTAAAGCTGATGGTTCAGTTCAAGAAAATTTAGTAGAAATGGAATTATCTTTTGAAGCTATTGATGGTAACGGTAACGGAACTACAATGGCTGAAACTGCACAAACTGCAGGATCAAGAGGATCTGGTGATGGTTTCTATTTACAAGAATATGAAGATACATTAATGGGATCTCAATATGGTTACTACGAAAGACGTAATCTTCCTATTAAGCCAGCTAATCAAGTAGCTACAGGTACTTTATACGATATGTATAATATTACAGCAACTAAAGATGGTTCTTCTTCTTCACAAATTCACGGAGTAGATAACTTAATTGAACTTACTCTTGGACTAGTAGCAGGTGATGCTGATAGTTTAGTTGTAGAAAATAAACTTAATGGGTATTTTACTGGTGCATTTGCTCCTGTAATACTTTAATTATTAACCTTTAAAAATTAAATAAAATGGCAAATAGAGAAGTAAAATACGGAAACGCTTATGCAAAATATTTAGCATCTGATGGTGTTACTGTAGCTACACAAACTTTAGCTACTACATCAATAATTCCTTCAGGCTCAATTATTACATCAACAACTGTAATTGCAAGAGGAGTTGTTGCATCAGGTGGTAATGCAACAATTGCAATTATTGCAGGTGGTGTTACAACAACATCAGCAATTGCAAAAGCAAAATTAGATACAGCAAACTTTGTAGTTAGAGAAGATGTTGTAGAAGACGCAGCAGCAGTTTCAGATGGAACAGCAATTAAAGTAGCAGTAGGTACTGCAGCTTTAACTGGTGGTACAGCAGAACTTGACATTATTGTTGAGTACATACTAGTAGACTAGTAAATAAATAAATAAGACTATCAGGGGGTATTGTCCCCCTGCTGGTCTTTTTTTTCTTAATCTTAAAAAAATAAACTATGGCTTTAACAGTTGCAGCATCTAATACATGCGAGCAGATAAATATAATTGCAGATTATTATAGTGCTAGTACTAGTGCTAATTTAACTTTTAGCGCATTAAATGCATCAGGACAAAGCATACTAAATATAACATCTCCAAGTTTTACAGTAACTGCTTCAAGCGGTCCTGTTACTTATCCTTTATTAGTTTCTGATTTATCTATAACTAATGGAATTGTAACCATAGTCTCCTACATTAATGGAGCAGAAATGGACAGAAAGTCTGTATTACTTAATTGTGATATTGATTGCTGTCTAACAAAATTAACCAATGAACTTATAGACTGTGCATGTGATTGTGCAAAATGTTCTTCAGTTTTAGCAAAAGCTCAAAAGATTATGTTATTATTAAAATCTGCTGAGTACTCATTAAAACAATCAAATGTTGTAGGTACTACATTAAAAGCAGGATATATTACAGACGCAAATAATAAATATACTAAAGCAAGAGAAGTTTGTGACAATAGTTGCGGATGCGATTGCTAAACAAATAAAATATGTTTAAATACTTTCCAATATTTTACTACCCAGAAGGAGAAGGATACGGAGGAGAAGCGGGTGGTGGTCAAGAAGAATCTTCTGAAGAATCATCAGAAAAAAGTTCATCTAACTCTGGAGAATCATCAGGTGAAAACTCTGGTGGCGGAGCTATTGGAACAGCTGTAAATTACAGCTCTAATACAAAAATACAATCTGATACACCAGATATAAAAGGAGATGTAGTACAGGGTGATGGAGAAATTAATTTAAGAGTAACTCCATATGTAGGTAGACCTTCTCAACACAGAAGAGGTCAAATGTTTGGAGCACCTCCACCTCCAGGATTAGCTAAGCATATACAAATACATGCAGGACCTTATGTTCCATCAGGTAGTTTATCAGCAGCATTTATAAGAATACAGGTAAATGCTTATGTTACAGCAGAAGATTCAACTACAGGTGCACTTACTATAGATCCAGCTTTTGATGAAGTTGTAGATATTAGTGATGTAACACCTTCTAATTCACCCGGAGCACCATATTTTACAACAACTAGTAATAATTATGAGATAGAACCTTATAATTTAGGATCAGTTGCTATACTTTCATTTCAACCTGGTGATGAATTAGCTGACCCAACTTTTACAGGTTCAAAACAATTATATTTAGAATACGAAAACTTAGGAACAGCTTTACCTTTTTGTCCATTTAAAAGAAAAATTAGAATAACTTGGGCAGGAGGAGACTCTAGAGAGTTTGAAGTTATTTTACCAGGAACAGCACATCTAGATCTTAGTCATGGTAGTGCTAGTCATCCTTCGTATACAAACTCAGTAAGAGCAGACGGATGTTTAGGAGATGGAACTTCAGGACATGTACACACATCAGTAAGTGATGTTTCTATTGGATACACTGGAAATAATCATGATGATTACATTTATGCAGGATTTTTTAAAACAATAAATGGTAATAATGCTACAATGCCTACTGGTTATGCTGAAAATCTTACTTGGAATAATTATAAATATTATGACTGGGCTTTTGATTCTAATGATGGACCATTTAATTTTGGAACAGTTGGTAATCAAGAACAAGATTTTTCAGGAGAACAATATTATAAAGGTCTTATAACAAACATTGATGGAAATAACAATGTTACTCCAGGAACAGGTAATGTAGTTAATGCTAGTGACTATTTTAATAATAACGTAAGTGGTAATGCATACGATTGGTTAGAAGGAAACTTACTACAACAATCAATGTTAATTGGGTTTGGTATGCCTTATATTTTTGATGCTGCTAATACTGGAGTTGGTTTTAGATTTGCAGACGTACACGTATATTCAGAAGATACTCCAGATTGTACAACAGCACCACCACCGGGACCAACATTTACAGTTTGTACTGATCAAGGATCTACTGATCACTGGTTACTAACAGGAGTAGATTGTAGTGGTACTAATTTAATAGCTCCAATTAATTATGTTGCAAATCCTAGTCTTGGAACTTTTGTAACACAAAATCATCCAAACACATGTTGTACAGATTGTAATGGTTTGTCCTTACAAGCAACAGTTGTAGATGTAACAACACAAGGAGGAAGTGATGGAATAATAGAGGTTACAGTTTTAGATGGAGGATTTTCAGGATCAACACCAATTCCAAATCAAACTTATAGTATAG